TCCAAATAGTAGAATAAACAAAGCATTAAGAAAGTGGAATTGTTAATATGAGTAAAAGACTAGAAAAATTAGCTGATCAAATGATTAATCTGACTCCTGAAGAATCTCAGAAGTTAGCATTAATTGTTAGAGCAAAGCTTATGCCTGAAGTTGCAAAACAGCAACAGAAAGGTTTATTACAACAGGCAAATAACCCAATGATGCAGCAAATGGGTAGACGACCAAATATGAATATGCAAATGCCTAATGCACAAATGGCTGCAAGACAAGGACTATTAAGACAATGATGTTTAAAACTAAAGTATTTATAGCTAAACAATTTGCAAAAAAACATTATGCAAGTGCTATGGATTCAATGAAAGAACTTGCTAGTAAATCAGCAAGTAAAACAAAAACTTTTGGATCTAAAGTAAAAAAACAATCTAAAAAGTTTTACAAAAAAAATCCAATTTTAAATAAAAGTGATGTATCTTTTATTAAACAAAATCCAGGCTTTTCAGCTGCTGCTGCAGGTGTAGGAGCTGTTGCAGGTGCAGGTATCGGTGGCATAGCTAGTGGTACATATAATCTTGCAACTGGACAAAGAAATGTTAGAGTTAAAAGAAAAACTGCTAAACAAATTAAGCAGATGAAAAAAACTTATAATATATAGAAAGGAAAAACACTATGCCAATGGGAAAAGGAACATATGGTTCAAAAAAAGGCAGACCACCTAAAAAAGGTAAAATGAAAAAAGGCAAAAAAAAAGCTAAGAAAATGATGAAAGGATACTAATGAAAGCAAGAATGGCAGGTAAAGCAATGCTTACAGCAAAACAAAAAACTTTACCAAAAGCATTACAAGAAAAAATCATTAAATCCAAAATGAAAAAGAAAAAGAAGAAAAAATGAAGTACCCAAATATAATAGGATCAAGCGATAAAAAGTTTAGAAACTATAGCTATGGGAAAAGACCAGGTAAAAACTTGGTTAAATATTCACCTGTAAAAGCTAAAATTAATAAACTTACTAGCTCTATAAAGAACATAAGTCTTAAAAAAGGAGTTATGAAAGGTGTTAAATTTACAGCTAAAACTGCATTTAGTCCATTAGGACTTGCAGTTGCAGGTGGTGCATTAGTTGCTAGACAGATAAAACGAGAAATGAATGAGCAACCTATAAGAAGAACTGCTACAAGAAAATTTAATAGAAAAGGAATTTCGGTTTTATAATGGACGACAAAACTAAATCAGAAGATTTATCTCATGAGAATGAAGTAAAGCATGGTGGTAAAAGACCAGGAGCTGGTAGACCATTAGGTTCTAAGTCTAAAACACTTTGGAAATCTATGGAGGATATGGCATCTAAATACCAACATTCTCCTTTGGATTATTTATTATCTGTGTTAAACAATCCTGCAAGTTCACCTGATCGTAAAATGTATGCAGCTGAAAAAGCAGCACCTTACGTTCATCCAAAACTAGCTAACACAACATCTAAGATAGGAACAGATGAGCCAATCCAAATCAAAGTCCAATGGCAAAAAGAAAGTTAAAATAATAGAAGTACCTTATAAGCCAAGAACATATCAACAAGAGGTACATAATAATTTAAAAAGATTTAGTGTTCTGGTTTGCCATAGACGATTTGGTAAATCAGTTTTATCTATAAACGAATTAATAAAAACAGCAGCAGATAAACCTAGAGCTTTATGTGCATTTATAGCTCCAACTTATAGACAAGGTAAATCTATTGCTTGGGAATATTTAAAATTTTATACAAGACCCTTAATGACATGGGGTGGAAGTAGGAACGAGTCTGAACTTAGAATCGATTTATTTAATGGTTCTAGAATACAAATTTTTGGTGCAGATAATCCTGATTCAATAAGAGGTATGGGATTTGATGGCGTTGTCTTAGACGAATACGCAATCATGTCTCCTAGAGTTTGGACAGAGATTATTAGACCAGCTGTAGCTGACAAATTGGGATGGGTTTTATTTATAGGCACACCAATGGGTCATAATCAATTCTGGGAAGTATATGATTTTGCACAGCGTGGTCATAAAGATTGGTATGGTAAACTATATAGATCTTCTGACACAAAAGTAATTCCAGAGGAGGAACTGGAACAGGCACGTTCAATCATGACACCTGAGCAGTATGAACAAGAGTTTGAATGCTCTTTTACAGCTGCTGTGTCAGGAAGTTATTATGGTCGACTAATAACGAAAGCTGATAAAGATGGGAGGATCGGCTACGTGCCTGTAGATGATAATGCAGGTGTGGAAACTTGGTGGGATCTGGGGATAGGTGATTCAACTGCAATATGGTTTGCACAAAGAATCGGAGAAGAAGTACACCTGATTGATTATTATGAAAACTCAGGAGAATCTTTAGCACATTATGTAGATGTACTAACTGAAAAAGATTATGCTTATTCTTGTCATATAGCTCCTCATGATATACAAGCAAGAGAACTTGGTACTGGAAAGTCTAGATTAGAAGTAGCAGCAGAGCTAGGATTAGATTTTCAAGTAGCACCTAAACTTGAAGTAGATCATGGTATTGAATCAGTACGTAATGCACTGAAACAATGTTGGTTTGATAGAGAAAAATGTAAACAAGGACTAGATGCATTACGACAATATAGAAAACAATGGGATGAAAAAAACCAAGTTTTTAAAAATAAACCACTGCATGATTGGTGTTCACACGCAGCTGATAGCTTTAGATATGGATGTGTTAGTGAACCATTAGATACAACTGAATGGGATAAACCAATTAATGTAGATACAAAATATGTAGTATGAAGAAATCAGAACAAGAAATATTATCGATAGTAAGTAGAGAGATTCACAATGCATCAGGTTATATTGGTGGTGAGCTAGTTGCTAGACGAAAGAAATCATTAGAATATTATTTAGGTATGCCTCTTGGTAATGAACAAGAAGGTAGATCACAAGTAATCTCTAATGATGTAATGGACACAGTTGAAAGCTTAATGCCTTCATTAATGAAGATCTTCACAGCAGGTGATAATGTATTTGCTTGTGAAGGTGTTGGACCAGAAGATGAAGAAATGGCAAGACAATGTTCAGATTATTTAAACCATATATTCTATAAACAGAATAATGGATTTACAGCATTATATACAGCATTCAAAGATGCATTGATTCAAAAGAATGGTATACTTAAAATATACTGGGATAATTCAGAAAAAACTGAAAGAGAACAATATACAAGATTAACAGATGATGAGTTTAATGATCTTGTTGCAGATGGTGAAGTAGAAGTAAAAGAACATACAGAGTACGATGAACCTATTGTAGATGATAGAGGTGAAGAACTAGATAAAATTAAATTACACGATGTTGTAATACATAGAACTAGAAAGTATGGACAAGTAAGAATAGATCCAATACCACCTGAAGAATTTTTAATTGAAAGAAGATGTAAGTCTATTGATACAGCAAACTTTGTTTGTCATAGAACAAATAAAACTAAAACTGAATTAGTAGAAATGGGATATGATAAAGATCTAGTAGAATCTTTACCAACTGGTGATCCTGATTATTTTACAGAAGATAAATTTGTTAGACATCAAAACATAGACTTTTCACATGGAGAAGCTGATGGTGATAAATCTACACAAGATGTATTACTTCATGAGTGTTATGTAAGAATGGATCTTAATGATGATGGTAAATCAGAACTTGTTAAGATTTGTGTAGCTGGTGATTCTAAAAAATTATTAAGCATAGAAGAAATGGATACAATGCCATTTATATCTATGACACCAGTTATCATGCCTCACAGATTTCATGGTAGATCTATTGCAGAATTAGTAGAAGATATACAATTAATTAAATCTACTGTTATGAGACAAATGTTAGATAACATGTATCTAACTAATAATAACAGAGTTGCAGTACAAGATGGTCAAGTAGCTATGGATGATTTATTAACTAATCGTCCTGGAGGAATAGTTAGAACTAAACAACCACCTAGTAATGTAATGATGCCTATACAAGCACAACCTATTACAGAACAAGCTAGTGGTATGTTAGCTTATTTAGATTCTGTAAAAGAAACTAGAACAGGTGTAAGTAGAACATCACAAGGTTTAAATGCAGATAGTCTAAATCAAAAAACTGCAACTGGTATGAACCAAGTATTAACTCAATCTCAAATGAGAATGGAGTTGATTGCTAGAATATTTGCAGAAACAGGTGTTAGAGATCTAGCACTTAAAATGTTTGAGTTGGTATGTAAATATCAACAAAAAGAAAAGATAGTAAGAATCAGAGGTAAGTATATACCAATGAGACCTTACGAATGGAAAGATAGAATTAATGTTACAGTCCAAGTAGGATTGGGTTCTGGATCAAAAGAGCAGCAGTTAATATTAACTAATGCTATTTTACAAAGACAAATGGAAGCTATACAACTTCAACAGAATGTATATGGACCAATGGTTAATTTAAGAAATATATACAATTCTTTGAAAAAATTAGTTGAACATGCAGGTCTAAATAGTGTAGAACCTTTCTTTATGGATCCTGATGTCGGTGCATCTCAAATGCCACAATTACCACCTAAACCTCCAACAGAGTTTGAAAAAGTAACTCTAGCACAGGTACAAGGTGAAAATCAAAGAGCACAGCTAAAAGCTGAAACTGATATTAAAAATATTGAGGCAAGAATGAGACAAGCTATGTTAGAATTTGAGTTGAAAATTAAAGAACTTGAATTAAAATATGGTAGCAAAATTGATGAAGCCAACTTAAAACGTAGATCAATGTTAGAACAAACTGATCTAAATAAAGCAGGTGATTTGATGAAAGAAATAGTAAGAGGACAAAACCAATTCTTTAATAATGGACAAGGAAAAACAAATCAGGGAGGGCAAGAGAGCAGAACAACTTCTGAACGATCCCCTTCTAAAGACAG